TCAATAAGTTACTTAGCGCATCCTTCGATCCTGCAACGTCTGGAGAGTCCTTCACGATCGGCGGGAATACTTACAAGGTAGGCGGGAAGGGGTACCTAACAAAAGTCTTTCAGCAATCAGGAGATACGTGGACCCCCGTAACAGGGAATGGTACTGCCCCCGCTTCGCTTCAATTATCCGCTGCGATCAAAGACCCCCGCTTGGCCTCATGGTTAACTACGGATGACCCAAGCATCAAATACGACGACCTGATTCGATCAACATGGGCGAAAGACCCAACACAAGCCCTGGCGGTTTATGGGCAACAAGCAGCTCGCAAGCCGGGAGGGGTTGACCCTACGCCAGATAGTGCATGGTTCACTGATGCGAATTACTGGCCTTCTGTCATGGCGGGGTTTGATGGTAGCACGCCTGCGTTAACCCAATCGGTCAAGGAATTGGGGACGGCTACGCCGCAAAATACAGCAGCACTGAACCAATGGCGTTCGGACATGTCGCCCGGCGCGCAGCACGATAGGAATGATCCGGATAAAGGCCTGTTTGGTGGCGGAATCCTCGGCGCGCTGGCACCTGTCGCACTAGGGTTTGCGCTTGGCCCGGCTGGCTTGGGATTATCCGGCATAGGCGGCGGCGCACTGGCAGGCGGTATCACCTCGGCGGTGTCTGGTGGGAACATCCTCAAGGGCGCAGCACTTGGCGGTTTGGGTGGCGGGTTAAGCAATTATGCCAACACCAATTTCTCGTCGGCCCCATCAGCCGGATTTGCTGGAATATCCCCTGCACAATTTGCCACAACCGTAGGCAAGGCAGGCGTTGGTATGCTGGGCGGCGCATCGCCCACGCAGGCATTGACGGGTGGATTGAGCAGTCTGGCAGGTACATCAGCGGCCAGCAACTTTGATAACCCATGGCTCAAGAATCTGGCGGGGACTACCGCGAGCACGGCGGTACGTGGCGGCGATATTGGCAATGCCGCAATTGGATCACTTTTGGGGACAACGGCGAAATTCGGGGCGAGTCAAACCGATAACCCATGGTTGAAGCAACTGGCTTTATCTTCGCCTGGAATGATAGGGCAACTCATGAATAATAACCCGCCGCAACAACCTCGACCACAACAGGCACAACAAGGACAAATGCCAGGACAAATGCCGGTCTGGGTGCGTCAGGCAATGGTCGCTTTAGGCCAAAAGGGTTATAGCGAACAACAGGCCAAGCAGATGATTCAACAGAGAGGCAGAGGTTAATTATGGCTAATTGGTGGGATTCTTATTTGACGGATACGCCGTCTTATCTTGACCCTAACTTGACTGGGTACTATCCAAACTCTTCCGTGGGCGGGATTGATTTATCCAACTCAAGCCCGCAATGGTGGAACTCCCCTACATATTCTGACCCCTCGTATGGCACCAGTTATCCGTCCGCTGGGGATACGTGGTCGAATACGCAGAATTCAAATTACACATGGTCACCGACAGGTGATGCCTCGGTGACTGGCCCGACAGGTGGTAACTGGTGGGATAGTGTTCCTTCTTTTCTATCTTCTGGCGCAGGCGCATTACTCTCTGGTGGAGCACAACTCGCAGGTGGCTTGCTATCGGGGAATGCCACCAAAGGAGCAGCGCAAACGAGTGCGGATGCCCAATTGCAGGCAGCACGGATTGCCGCCGATGCCGCTAAATTCCGGCCTGTTGGTGTAACAACCAACTTTGGCAGTTCCAACTTTGGGTATGACACAAACGGCAATATCAACAGTGCCGGGTATTCCCTATCGCCACAGTTGAAATCCCAGCAAAATACGCTCATGGGAGCATCCAACCCGTTGCTCTCGCAATTCACTGGCGCACAAGCTGCTACAGCGCCGATGGGACAGGCCGCAAATACCATGATGGGGCTTGGTAATAGTTACCTATCAACTACGCCACAGCAACAAGCACAGCAGTACATGAATGAACAACAAGCATTGCTTGCTGCGCCAAGAGCTAATGAGCTTGCAGGTATTCAGGAGCGATTGAATGCACAGGGGCGTGGCGGGTTGGCAATAGGTGGCAATGCTGGGCAAATGGCTACAAACCCAGAATATGCGGCCTATTACAATGCACTAAGACAGCAAGACTTGGCACTAGCCGCTCAAGCTACTCAAGGTGGCATGGATTACGCCAAGTTTGGTGGGAATATGGTAAGTGCCGGTGGGAGTATGCTGAATAGCATGTATGGGACACAATCTGCTGCATTCAATCCCTATAACACGGCATTAGGTGGGGCAGCAGATATTGAGAAATTAGGCCAGAATGCAATGGATACAGGCATTAACATTGGTGCTAAGGGGACAGCAGCGAATGCTCAGTCTGGATTGCTTTTGGCTAATGGGATGACTAATGCAGCACAAACAATGCAACCAGCAAATGCCTATAGCCCATTAGGTACTGGACTGATGAGCATTGGAAATACGCTTGGACAATATGGGCAAAGCGGACAGTATAGATTTGACCCATTTACAGGAAAGGCAATCTAATGGCAGATCAAACTAACAGTCTGGTGGCTGGATTATTTGGGTTAGACCCATATCAGATTCAGCAACAGCGTAATCAGCAATCTCAAGACTATGCAGCAAAAGTCGCCGGGATGGATGGATTCCAAGCGGCTAAATTTGGCATTGGTCAGGGCGCGGCTGGACTTACCCGTGGTATTGCCGGAATGATGGGCATGGTTGACCCTATGGAGCAAGAGGCACAACAGCAGCAAGCAATGCTACAGGGGGTAGACCCCAATGATCCCGCATCACTACGCCAAAGAGCATTGCAAATTCAAGACCCGAAAATGAAATTACAGCTTGGAATGCTTGCAGATCAGATTGAATCAAGGGCTGCTGAAACTGAGCTTAAAAAAGCACATGCTGCTTATTTCAGTAAAGGTGGAGCATCTAGTGGATCAAGCCAAAAGTTAGCAAAACTTTCAATAGCGAGAAATGACGCTCTTAAAGCAGGGATCAATGGTGGCTTATCTGGACAGGAGTTAATGGATTTCGTTGACCAACAAGTACAAGCTGTATCTAATTTATGGGATCAGCAAAATCCATCTACGATTACTACACCTGCTGTCGCATCTAATGCTAACTCGACAATGACAGATAATTCGGCGATTCCATTATCTGACAATGTATCAATTTCTAAGGACTTAAAGATTACTCAAGAGCAGAAAGATTTGATGATTGAAGAAGCAACTAAAATGGGTGATATGAAAGCTGTTGAGGCGATAAAAAAACTTCCAATTGAAAAGCCACCTGTATTTTTGCAGTCAAAAGCAAAAGTAGCCGGTGATGTAAAACTTGCTCAAACAACTGCCGAAAAAGACCCAATGCTTGCAGCAAGAGAAGCCGCTGCAAAAGAAGCTGGGAAAGGTAGTGCAGAATCGAGAAACAAATTTTATCAACAGGCTAGTGATGCTAATGTAAGCGTACAGAAATTGGATCGTGTCATAAACGAGATCGATAATAGTAGTTTCAGGCCAGGGGCATTTGCTGACTTACGTACTTCAATTAACAAATCTATTGCACTGCTTGGCGGTAGAGAGGCAGCAAAAAATGCGAGTGATTCTGAAATCATGAATGCTCTTTTAGGGCAAGATGTATTTAATCTCATGGGCGCTCTTGGTTTGGGGTCAAAGCAAATGGATACACCTGCGGAGCGTGAATTCATGCGTGAGGTATTAGCTGGAACAAGGACAATGGAGCGTAGCTCTTTGAAAAGGCTCGCTGAGATCAGAAAAGCTGATGCACAATCAACTATTGATAGATTCAATAGCGAGGTTGATTCTGGTTCATGGGATGATTGGTTTAAGCAATCAGGACGCCCAAAGAAAAACTTTGGGGTCAATGGATCAGTTGGCGGAGAAGAACATTGGGCACGCATAAACGGTAAGCTAGTAAGGGTTAAATAATGGCGCGAGTTATCAAATTCGAGGGAAGGAATATAGTTGTCCCTGATGACGCTACCGACGATGAGGTGGCTACAATCATTGGCGGTTCTGCACCTACACCACAAGCAAATGCTCTGGCACCGAAAGCAGCCCCCCCTGCGCCTCAACAAGATCAATCTAATTGGTATGACCCTGATCGCCTCGCTGCGAATCCATTGATAAGATTCGCTACTGGTGCTGCTTCTCCAGTATTGGGGGCAATGGAGATAATACCTGGTGATATAGGTGATTATTTTGCGAAAAACAATAAAACCATGTCAGATTTGGTTGAAGAGGGAAAGAAAAACCAACATGACGCTACAAATGTAGTTGGAAATTTAGCCGAATTTGGTGGGGCAGTGCTTTCTCCAGCGTCATTAGGATTAGGAAAACTTCTTCCAGCCGCTAAAACTTTTGGTGGCTTAATGAAGCAAGGTGCTGTAATTGGCGGTATAGCTGGATTAACTTCCCCTACAGGTATATCAGGAGAGGAAGGTGCAAAGCAACATGTACTGAATACTGGAATAGGGATGGCTACTGGAGGAATTTTAACTCCAGCAATCGGCAAGACAATCCAGGGTATAAGCAATATAGTTGCGCCTGTTTTTTCAAAAAATGCTACTGATTCCGCTGCTAGCAAACTCGCTGTAAAAGCCTCTGGAAAAAGGGCGCAAGATGTAGCTAATGCACTAAATACAGGCAGCACAACTGATACTGCTGCTGTAACAGCACTTCCAGCAAAAAGCTCTGAATTTTCTGCTTTAATGAATTTCGTAAAAGGCAATAAAGGTTCTGAATATGGGAATCTATCTCGCGCACAAGAAGAAGCACGTCTGGCTGCATTGAAAGCAATATCTCCTGATTTAGCGGCAGCAGAAGCACGTCGGTCTGCATTGAGTGGAAAGTATTACGACAAGGCATCAAAAACTATTGTTAATATCGATTCAGAACTAGCGAATCTGTTTGATCGTATGCCTCCAGGGACGATGGAGGCAGCGGCAAAAATAGCAAAGATGGACAATCGCCCATTCGTTATTGGGCAGAGCATTCCAGCGCATCAGGTTCCTTCTGGAGTTTTGGACGCTAGTGGGAAAATGATAATGAAAGATGTCCCTGCTCAATCAGCAAAGATAACTGGAGAATCGTTGCATTACATAAAACGCGGGTTATCTGACATAGCCAATGCAATAGACCCAGCGAAAGGGGTGGGGCGTGATTCACAAGCAGCAGCAAGAGGAGTTTTATCTGATTTTATAACTGCTTTTGAAAAAAAAGTTCCGGCATATGGCGTAGGACGAAAGTTGTATGCGAAACTATCCGAGCCAGTTAATCAAGCAACTGTAATTAAAGAAATGGGGTCTGTCCTCGAAAAGCCGGGTGGCGGAGAGCGTGTCGCTGCATTCTTAAATTCTTTGGGACGCGGTGAGAATGCACTGCTAAAGAGATCAACAGGATACGCAAGGTATGAATCTGGAGACATTCAGAAAGTATTAAATCCTCAACAAATGGCAGTTGTTGACGCTATAGCTAAAGACCTAAAATCAGGTATAGAGCTTTCGGCGCGAGATGTGGAAGGTATGCGTGGAGCACTGAATGCAATCCGTGCATCCGAGAATAAAGAGATACGCGCACCGAATCTTGTGAACTACAAAATTTCCATGATAAACAACTTCTTAAATAGATTGGAGGGTGCTGGAGGAAAGCGTGTAGAAACTAGATTGGCAGAACTTGGTATGCCAGGTAATCAGCGGAAACTAGCCGAACTGATGCAAGCAAGAATAAATAAGCCGCAAGGAATGCTTGGTGATATATCAAGAAATCAAGGCGGCGCAATTCAAGGAATGCTAACAGGAGCACAGCAATGACGTACCTACAGGTTGTTAATTCAGTATTAGCTCGCCTTCGTGAGGATGCTGTAGCTTCTGTATCTACCACTGCCTATTCGCTGCTCATTGGCAAGTTTGTGAATGATGCCAAGCGACAGGTAGAAGATGCATGGAAGTGGGATGCCATGTCTAAAACGCTTCCACTAACCACAACTGATGGCGTATCTACTTATATTCTTGCAGGTTCAGGATTGAAGCCAAAACATCTATCGGCTAACGATATAACCAATAGGGCTGAAATAAATAACGTCCCGATCCAGTGGATATTTGATCAACAGCAGTTGGCAACGGTGAGCAATGCGCCTCCAGCTTATTACGCATGGAACGTGAATGATGGTACGGATAGCAAAATAGAGCTATTCCCTACGCCCAATGGGGCATACTCGTTAAAGTTTAATCTGTATGTTCAGCAAGCTGCATTAGTAAATGATGACGATATTCTTATCCTGCCGAGTGAAGCTATCGAGATGGGCGCGTATGCCCGCGCATTGGTAGAGCGCGGCGAGGATGGTGGATTATCAAGCTCGGAAGCCTATGGGCTTTATAAGGGGATACTTGCAGATCAGATTGCGCTTGAGGCATCGCGGTTTGTTGAAAACGATGTTTGGGTAGCAGTTTAATGGCGCAGACGATAACACCATTCTCAATATCTGCCCCTGGGTTCATGGGGCTGAACAAGCAGGATGCCCCTGTTGACCTGTCGTCTAACTTCGCCCTTGATGCAACGAATTGTATTATCGACAAAGCAGGGCGTGTCGGTGCTCGCAATGGGTGGGAAACAATCCATAGCGCGAATACCGATTTAGGTACTGCGAGCATTACCTGCATTGGCGAGTTAATCGAGAATGACGGAACAACAACCATCCTTGCTGCTGGCAATGGGTTTCTGTTCAAGTTATCTGGCGCTACGCTAACCACACTGACTTATGGCGGTGGTGGAGTCGCGCCGACAATCTCTGCTAACAACTGGACATTTACACAGCTAAACGGGATTGGGATTTTCTTCCAGCGTGGCTATGATCCACTGATATATAACCCTGCTGTTTCCACAACAACATTCAGGAGAATGTCGGAACATGCAAGTTATACAGGGACAATTCCACAGGCAAATGCAGGGCTAAGTGCCTATGGGCGAATATGGGTTGCCGATACGACTACCGACAAGAATACGGTTAAGTGGAGCGATGTTATTACGCCGCAAGTATGGACTGGTGGTTCATCTGGCAGTTTGAACCTGCTTGGTGTATGGCCTGCTGGTGGTGATGAGATTGTCTCGCTGGCAGCACACAACAACTTTCTGATTATCTTTGGACGCAAGCAGATACTTATTTATTCTGGTGCTACAACACCATCGACAATGGCATTGAGCGATAGCATCAATGGCATTGGGTGCATTGCGCGAGATTCAATACAGAATACCGGAGAGGATATTATCTTTCTGTCGAATGATGGTGTAAGGTCATTGATGAGGACGATTCAGGAGAAATCATCGCCAATTCGGAACATAAGCAAGAACGTCAATGATGATGTTATCGCCTATTCGAAATTCGATACGCTGGATAATGTCAAATCTGTTTATTCTAGAAGCAATCAGTTTTATTTACTTACTTTCCCCGCTTCCAGCATTACTTATTGCTTCGATATGCGCTATCCATTGCAGGATGGTTCATCAAGAGCAACCATATGGACTAGTATCAATCCAAAGGCATTTTGCGACTCGAAAAGTGGAACGTTGTATCTTGGAGAGCCGGGCAATCTGGCAAAGTATTCTAACTATTTAGACAACGCAGCAACTTATCGACTATCGTACTTTACGACATGGATTGACTTTGGCAATCCTATTCAAGCATCCATCCTCAAGAAAATCATACTCACACTGATTGGCCTTACATCGCAGTCAATTATTGTAAAATGGGCTTATGATTTTTCAAGCGTTTATAGTTCTCAATCGACAACAGTTCAAAGTGGATTTACTGTTGCAGAGTATGGCATTGCTGAATACGGAATTGATGAGTACTCAGGTGGTACGGACATAAGCACTGTATCAGTCAATGGAACAAAGTCAGGGAAAGTTCTGCAATTCGGATTGGAAGTTGAAATATCTGGATATAGTTTTTCAATTCAGAAGATTGACTTATTCACCAAAGGTGGGAAATTGAGATGAGCAACTATACAAAAATCACTGATTTTGCTGCTAAAGATGCGCTATTGCATGGTAACCCAAGCAAAGTTGTCACCGGCACTGGACTAGGTGCTGAATTTGATGCGATTGCTACGGCTGTTGCTACTAAGGTAGATGTTAACGGCGCACTTGGTACGCCATCATCAGGTGTGGCTACTAACCTGACTGGGATTGCTGCTGGGCTTACTGCGGGCAATGCTACGAATGCCACGAATGCCACGAACGCATCACAATTAGGTGGTGTAGCTGCTTCAGGCTATGCAAGGTCTGGTGCCAATGCCGACATTACCAGCATGACCGCATTGACCGCACCAACGGTGGCGGCTAACCCCCTACGTGCAACTGACCTACAAGTGCAGGCAGTGACGGCCTTCACCACCGGCGGAACAGCGACAGCTTTTACTTTAACCCCGGCCCCAGCCATTACCGCGAATGCCGCGAATCAACGCTTCCGCGTCACTTTCAATGCGGCAGCGGGAACAACACCAACACTGGCTGTTTCCGGGCAGGCTGCGCTTGCCCTCAAGTATCGCGACAGCACCGGGGCCAAGCAAGCAATCACTGCGACGCAGGTGCCGATTAACTGGGCCAGCGATGTGGTGAATGATGGTACGGACTGGGTTGTCGAGAATGTTGCCATAATTCCGGGAGTTACTACCAACAGTTCTGCACTAACGGGGTATATCGGAGAATATGTTGAGAGCACAGTCGCCCTGGGGGCTGCTGTATCCCTCACCACCGGCGTGACGGCCAATGTCACAAGCATTAGCTTGACTGCGGGGGATTGGGATGTATCCGGCGTAGTCATTATGAATGCAGGTGGTACAACTAACGTCACCCGCGTCTCAGCGGGGACTAGCTCGACGTCGGGTACGGCTGATGTTACAAAGGGATACTACAGCCATATTCATTCAGGCTATGTACCGGGTAGTGGACAATTCAGAGCCATGCCGCTTAATACATCAAGATTCAGTCTGTCTGGAACTACAACGATTTATTTAGTGGCCCTTGCCAATTTTACAGTCAGCACGTGTACTGCTTATGGCACGATCTCGGCAAGGCGGGTACGATGAAAATCACCGAAGTTCAACATCCCGGCGAACCGTTCTGGCTTTACTGGCTGGGAAACGCCACCGCCATCGATGACAGCTATGTCAAATCAATCGGCATTGCATGGCTGTTCAAGGAGGATGGCAAGTGGAAGTTCATTCCACGGATTACCGGCGAGCAGAGCCTGTTTTTCAATGCGGTGTTTTTCCTTCGGCTGACGTTTGTCTGGTTTCTTCCGGGCATCTTTTTCTCGGTGCGCTGGGCAGAAATCGGCCCGGTAATACGCGGCAAGCCAAGATCGTATTTGCAAGCAGGTATTGGCTACAAACTCAACGGCCGTTTAGGGCTTCCGCTGCGCATCCAGAACGATGTATCCAGTGCATCTGGCGTGACAGGGCCGAATTACGGTCAGGCAAAGGGGTTTGACTATGGCCCGCACTGACGACCGCGCCACCGGCTGGGAGATCATTTTTACATGGCTGATTATCATCGTTGCCACGGGCTTGATGTGGTGGGCGATGATCGGGTACGTATTCTTGCCGACATTGCATATGCTCGGCGGATTTTTTCGGATGGGGGCAATAAGATGAGAAGCAATTGCCTGATATTTGCCATCTGGCGAACGATTCGCAGGGGGGGTGTTCTGATCTTGCAACGCTCTCACGCGGGGCCATACCTGCACGCGATGTGGGCGGAAAAACTGCCTGCAAGTTTGGAGGCAGAACATTTTTCGCCCACTGACAAATCAGCAGGGCTGCACCTTGAGCCGTTGTTCATCGGCGATGTTGCTTACCATGTAGGTAAGGCGCACGCTAATCCGCCAAAGTCTAATGGCTGGATTGATCCTGTGTTCCTGTTCTTCTGGATTATTCAGCTATTGGGATGGGCTGCGCTGATTGTGGTTCTTGCATTCCCGATTTATTCCTACGCAGGCGATTCCAGGGTGTGCGAGGTGAGGCAACAGCGCAAGGCTTCTACAGTTCGAGAGTTCCGAAAAATTCACCCATGCCCGTCGACCGGCAAGCCCACTGGCTCATGCCCTGGCTGGCAGGTGGATCACGTCATACCGTTGGGAAGCTGTGGCTGCGATATTGTCGAAAATCTTCAGTGGTTGAAAACCGAGATTAAAACCTGTGCCGGGAATTTGTGTAAAGACCGATGGGAACGAAAGATCAACGCCTGCCCGGTGGCCAAGCCATGAAGCGCCGCGTCCTGAATATCCTCATCGCGCTGGATAGATTGATTTATCAAATCGTCACCCTCGGATACGGTTCGCTGCACGACACGATCAGCAGCGCGGCCTACCGCATGGAGCAGAAAGGACGGCTTGTCGGCAAGCTGTCGCGCCCCGTCATCGACTGGCTCTTTGCGTCACTTGGGGATGAGCATCACTGCTTCACCAGCTACATCAACGCCAAATACAACCTACCGACGAAAGGTTTTTAATGGAACACAACATCATTCAGGAAGAAGTTGACCGTGCAATCTCAATCCGAGTTGGCGGAATAGAAAAGCAACTCGACGAGGTACGTGCATTACTTACTCGAATGGTGCGCATAGAAGAAAGACAAAGCATCTACAAAGCCGATAACGAGACCCTTCGTAAGGATGTGAATAAATTGTTCGATGAAGTGCGGGCGCTTCAAACCACTACAGCAGTGCAAGAAACCAACGGAAAGCATACTGACCAGATTCTGTGGAAAGTGGTGTCTGGCGTACTTGCTCTAGGCATATTCATTCTTGAATTTTTCAAGAAATAAAGGGGCCGACAAATGAGCTATCTCGACATTCTAAAAGCCCAGTTGAAAATAGATGAGGGGGTTAAAAACAAGCCCTACAAGGACACGGTGGGGAAATTAACCATCGGCTGCGGCAGGAATCTTGACGATGTGGGCTTGAGGGATTCAGAGATAGATTTTCTGCTAGATAACGATATAGCGTCCGCCGAAAAAGATGCACGAATTCTTGTCAGAGCTTTCGACCAGTTGAACGACGTGCGCAAGGCGGTCGTTTTGAACATGGTTTTTAATATGGGCTTTTCTGTATTTTCCCAGTTCCGCCAAACAATTGCGGCAATCAACTCGGGAGATTACACCAAGGCCGCCGCCGGGATGCGGGCAAGCCGCTGGGCGCAACAAGTCGGGGCACGAGCACAACGACTGGCAGATCAAATGGCAAAGGGGGAATGACATGAATGATTTTTTACGAGCACTAGTTCCAATGCTAGGCACTGCTCTCGGCGGGCCATTGGGCGGTGCAGCGGCTTCGTTTATTGCGGATAAACTCGGCATCAAGGACGCAACCATCGAAGCCGTGAGCGAGGTTTTGAACAGCGGGAAAATGAGTGCTGATCAAATCGCCAGTCTCAAACTCGCCGAAATAGACTTCCAGAAGTTTCTGGAATCTAACAAGATTGAACTGGCAAAGCTGGATGTGGAAGATCGTACCAGTGCGCGTGCCCGTGAAATTGCGGTTAAGGATTGGATACCGGGCTTGCTGGCTATTCTATTGACCTTTGGATTCTTTGGCGTACTGACTTACATGCTGCAGTATGGCGCACCAGCTCACGGCGGGGATGCACTACTGGTGATGCTGGGGAGCCTTGGAACAGGCTTTGCCAGTGTTCTAGCCTACTACTTCGGGTCAAGTTCTGGCAGTCATTCCAAGAATGCCATCATCGAAAGGCTCGGCACAAAATGACTGACTTCTACGACCAAGCCAGCGAACACGAAGAGAAATACCGCGAGCTTGCCATTGCTCACGCCAGAAAGCCGATCAAGAAACTCTATCCGGTCGGATTCTGTCATTATTGTTCTGAACATACCGGTGCAGGGATGTTATTTTGTGACTTTGAATGTGCAACTGGATACCAAGAGGAAGAGAATGCACGGGCAAGGAATGGTGGATAAGTAAATTCTGCCAAGGGAACGCGAGAAGATAAAACCTTCCGCAATGCAAATGTCGGATTTAAATGCTGGCATGGCAGGATATATCTATTGTTTAATGTTTTTTAATTATATGGATAGGTGTCTACTTCACGTTAGGAAACTTCTTCCATCCGTACTGCGCGTCCTCGTCGCATTCGCAAACCATCTCGACAGCGGGCGTGCGCCACTTCGCGATTTGTCCGTCGGCGCCAACCTTGAGAATGATGTAATCGCCGTAGCCGTTCTTGCCGGGGCACAGGAAGTCATCGGGAACATAGAAGCCAGCCCACTTCGCTACGCGCTTGCGCTCGTCGTCCAGCAGCCAGTATTCGCCTGCATCGCAGACCTTGAAATGCACGTCGGCCGTGGTGCCCTGCGGCCAGTCCATCACCATGCCGTCGGCCAGTCGGATCACTGGTTCCCAGTTGTCGCCTTTGCGCATCGGCATCAGCGTGCCGTCGGTGTCGGTGGTTCCGTTTACTGAGGCGTCTTCCCAATAGCGGACGCCTGCGCTTACTTCGATGTAGGTTGCTTGCATATTCCGTTCCTCCGTAGTTAAAGTTGCCTAACACTCCGCTCCAGGCGACACGCCGCAAGCGGCGTCCTGCCACATCTTGTCGCCCTCGAACTTCTCAAAGTGCGGGTGATGCGGGTAAATGTATGCGTACAAACACCAACGGTTCGGCCCTTCGCTGTCAAACAGCGGCGTTTCCGTATGCCGACTTACCTCAACGCAGAAACCTTCTCCGCGCCTGTGCCACAGTTCTTTCCGTTTCCAGTTGCCCATCATGTCGGCCATTTCTCCTTTCTTCGTAGTTGGCCGGGCGCTAACCCGGCGGTCGTGTGGGACCTGCGCAAAAAGCCGCGCAGGCCCAACACCTCAGTCGTTGTGCGTCTCTTCCCGGCAGAACTCGCGCCACTGTTCCAGCGCTTCGTTTGCCGAGTCCCACCACTTGCTTACCGCTGCTGTGTCCTTGGTGTCGAGCAGCAGGCATTCCAACTCCAGTGCCAGCCGGTGCGCTGCCGGGAATATGTCGCGTATCGCATCCTCCAGCTCTTCGCGTTTGCGTCGCTCGGCATGCCAGCGCTCGAAAAACTCTTGGTGTTCGCGCTCCAGCACTTCCAGTCGGCTTTCCGTTTGCGGCGCAGATGGCGCGAATCCCAAGCGTTCCAGGTTGCGAATCACCGCGTCCTCGCCCGCTCGTATCTGGGCACTCCGAATTTCATCGTGCAAGCTCATGTCGTTTCCTTTCCGGGCCGTCGAGGCCCAACTAATCATTCCAGCGGGACGGCTTCGCCGCCCCTGATTTCTGCGTTAGGCGTCAACGCTGCATCCGCTATTTTTCTCGCTTTATCAATATTTGGCTCATCTGCAGCCATGCGTAAGGCGTCTGTGAGCCTGGCAATTTCCGCATTGAATTCAGCGCTTGCAGCTTCCGCCACCTTCTCAAGATTTTTAACCTTCTCAGCCTGCGCACAGAGCCAATCAAACTGATCCGCCGAAATGATGGCGTTCTCGCCATCTATCATGATGCACTTCACTTGCATTTGTTGCATTTGTTGCATTTGTTGCTCCTTCTCGCCGCGCATCTTCAGTTCATCGCCTTTCCGCACGTTGTAGCCCTTGCGAAAGGCTGCGCCGACGATGTTGTCGAAGTATTCGAGCTTGTCGGCATCGGACAGATGCCCGATCTTCCGCAGGTATTCCGCTGTTCTTGTCGTTATCGACGGCGGTTTCCAGTTGAACCTCCCCACGGCTGAAGCCGGGGGATTCCGGGAGTTGTCACGCAACATGGCGTAACTCCTGCATCGAGGGCTGCACCAGCCCCAAGACCAGCGTGTTAATGGCCGCATTACAATCGCGGTCATGGTGAGTTCCACAACTCGTACACGTCCAGTCTCTTACTGCAAGCCCGACAAAGCCCGAAGGGCCAGAAAGCGCCCCACAAGCCGAACAGGTCTTGGTGGAATTCCTACTCGCAACTTCGACATATCGCGTACCGCAGGCACTGCTTTTGTACGCGAGTTGACTGCGAAGTTGCGCGTGGCCGCTTGAGGCCACTGATTTACCAAACTTCTTTGCTACCCCCTTGATGTTGTCCTTTGAGAAAACGATCAGGGTATTTTCCTGCACAAGCCGCAAGGACAGCTTGTGATTCCTGTCCTTGCGTTGATTCTTGATGCGCTCATGCAGCCTTGCTACCAGCTTGCGATTGATGCCACGCTGCGCCTGACCGAGACGCACGATAGACGCTTGCAACTCCTTCGGATGTGGCACTTTCTCGCCGTCCGAGGTCACGATCAAATCCTTAAAGCCGGGGTCGATACCGATTGCACCGTCGGATTTGCGCTGGATAGGCTTACGTTCCGCGTCGATGAACAGACACAGATACCAGCCAGATGCACGCTTGACGATGCGCCCGCACTTGATCTTGCCCTCCGGTATATCTTGCTTGTGGAAGCGTATCAGCCCGACACCTGGCAACTTGACGTGATTACCATCCAGCGACTTGATAGGGTCGGGGAAGGGAATGCTGTTTAGTTTGTTGCGATTGCCTTTTAGCTTCGGCTTGCCGCCAATCTTCTTGAAGCAGCGCGACCATGCCGTGTGCGCCTGTGCCAGCATTCCTTGCACAGTGTGGCTTGGGATGCCGATCTTCTTCCCATGGTCGGCTAGAATGTTCTGGAAACCCATACCGGTGTAATAGCTGCCGTCCTTGGCGTCCTGCTCGATCTTGCGAACAGCCCAGTTCCATACCCCGGTAAGCATGAACAGCCAGTCGTTTAACTGCGCTTCCTTTGTAGTGTTGAGCCTGAGTTTTATTTGATGTTGGATCACAGTTTCATCTCCTTAAGTGCGGCCTCGATAGCCCGCCTGATAAATTCACTCATTGGCACGCCAAGAATAGCGCCAGCCTGCTTGATGCGCTTCAGCATCTGCTCTGGGAAGTAGTAGTTAGTTCGTTTCATAGCACACATTTAAGCACATATAAATGTCAAGTGTCAAGATAATTCGCTCACCCCATAGATAAATCTAGGGGATTGCGCTCACATCCAGTTCATAGCAACGCCCCTTTGTGCCGGCTCGGGTCAATGGCTCGGTCAATCGCTGAAAGCAGGTCGTTCAGCTTCTCGGCTTCGTCGCTGTCCTCGCCTTCAATCGTTTTAATGATCGCCGCGCAATCGGTCAGCAGTCCAAGTATGCCGGTGTGTAACTCACGCCAGCCACCCCCATATCCCGTAGCACGCAGTACCTGTTCTAGCTCAATATAAAACTTACGTTTATCGACCAATGATTCTGCGCTGACAAACTCTTCCGAAGCCTTCACCACGCGTCTTAATTTTTCGTTCTCTTTGTGCAGTCTTTCAAGTTCATATGCTTGTCTGCGCAGCACGTTGGCCGCCTCTTTTGCATAATCACCATAAGCCGGTATTTTGTCTGCCAGCCAATAGGCTTGATCTATTCCTCTCATATCACAAATCTCCACCATTTTCAGCCTTATAAACTGCTTGATGACCAAATGCTTTTATCATCTTGCCCCTCAACTCCGTTACCTTTGCCGCGTATAGTCCGGCGGTCAAGCGGGAGCCGCTAAAGCGGCCCCCTTACCTTTGCGTTAGAGCGCTTGAACTTCAGCCCGTAATCGGCCATGCACTCCTTCATCGAATCCCCGGCCCGCATCCTGTCCGCTATCGCATCGAACATCTTTGCCGGCCCGCCGAGAGGGTTCGGCTTGTGGTACTTGTGCGCCTTCCGCAAGCCCTTCGCCATCGCGCACAGTTCTTTGTAGTCGCGGCGTGCGCCGTGCTTGTCGTCCTTCGGCCATCGCCCGGCGATGGTATGCGAAATCCATATCTCTTCCGCGATCCGTTCCAGAAGGTCGGGTTTATTTTTCACTCCGAGCA